TCGGCTGCTGGTATCACTTCAACAGGTGCGATTAGTGCCGGGTCGAACAGCATTTCGGGCGGAACAATTAGCGGTTCTACTTCGATTAGTGGTGGTTCTGTTAGCGGAACAGTTTTCACTGCTACTTCCTACCTAAACCTAAACAACAGCGCTACGACAGGCATTCAACAATCCGGCGCTTATAGGATTACGTTTGCTAACGGAATAATTGGTTTCGGTTCGACCCCGGGAGCGACAGGTTCGGGCGCATCCGGCACACTGCTCTACATAAACAACCTCACGACAGCCCCTACCGGAAACCCCGGAACGGGCGGTTATCTTTACGTTCAGGCTGGAGCTTTGAAATATAAGGGAAGTTCCGGCACGGTTACAACGATTGCGAACGCATAACATGAGCGACTTCACACTAACCCTCGAACACCGCCACGCCATTATCGCGCAACGCATCCAAGCATTGAATGAGCAAGGCTACACGGCTGAACTAGATCGCGCCACCGCTGAAGCCGTAGGCAACCTTGAAGGCGTACAACAGGCCACAGCCACTATTGAAGCGGTAAAGAAAGCTCTCGCGGTACACGAAAACGAATTGAAAGTAGACTAAACGCATGGGCATTATTGACAACTTCATCCAGCGTATCGCCGCTGAAGTAGTGAAAGCAGCGCCGACAGCTACACCCCTAAACCCCAACACGGTCGCACAACTCACCAACAGTGGCTACGGCAACACGGTCCCCCTCGAACGTGACCCACTGACTGCTAACGTACCTTTCGCGCCTGGCCTGCCCATTATCCCCGGCTCAATCAACCCTGTACGACAGGACGGCCGCGCTGATCCTCGCCGGTACGAATACCAGGTCGCTCAAAACATCAACGTTTCTGAGACGCGCCCTGTACCGTTCAAGACGCTTCGTAGCGCCGCCGACCAAATCGATATTCTGCGCCGCTGCGTCGAGGTACTCAAGTCGAAAATGGCTTCCCTCGACTACGACATTGTTTTGTCTGAGGATGCTGTCGAAGCTGTAGCGGCCGAGCAGAACGTCGGGAACCTGCGAGCGCAGCAGATTGCGAAAGAACAGTTTGGTGAAGAGATTGCTCGCTTGCGTGCGTTCTGGAAGAACCCCGACCCTGCGAACGGCCTCATCTTCAGTGACTGGCTGAACTCTGCTCTGGAAGATATTCTCGTCCTCGACGCTTGGGCTATCTGGCCTCAAAAGACTGTCGGCGGTGACTTGTTCGGTTTGCAGCAGGTCGACGGATCCACAGTGAAGCCGTTGCTTGACGACCGTGGCATGAGGCCGATGCCTCCGCACCCTGCGTTCCAGCAAATCCTTTTCGGTTTCCCTCGTTCCGAGTTCACTGCGCCGGACGAAACTGTCGAAGCTGACGGCGAGTTCTCATCGGATGAACTGTCGTACATGGTTCGTAACCGACGCTCAAACAGTGTGTACGGTTACTCACCGGTCGAGCGTGCCCTTCCCCTGGCCGACCTGTACCTGCGTCGCCAGCAATGGTTGCGTGCCGAATACACGGACGGCGTACTGCCCGAGCTTCTGTTCAAAACGGATGCTTCCTTCGGCAACAACCCCGACCTGCTCCGCGCCTATGAGAACGTTTTCAACGACGACCTTTCCGGCCAGACTGAACAGCGCAAGAAAGCTCGCCTGCTCCCTGCCGGCCTCGAACCTATCCAGTTCGACGGATACGGCGAGAAGTTCAAAGAAACCCTCGACGACTACCTCGTCCACTCAATCTGCGGACACTTCGGCGTTATGCCCTCCGAGATTGGTTTCACCCCTAAGAGCGGCTTGGGCGGTGCAGGACACCAGGCCGGCGAGGGACAGTCGTCTGAACTTATTGGACTGATTCCGTTGCAGCAGTGGGTCGGTCGTATGCTGTCGCACCTGTCCTACGTTTACTTGGGGATGCCTCGCGCGCTCGAGTTCCGCTTCCAACCGTCTGAGCGTCACGATGCTGTAGCGGAGGCGCAGGCCGACGATATCCGACTCAAGAACGGATCGTTGGCTGTGAACGAGGCGCGTGCACGTCAAGGCTTGCCACTGCTCGAGGCTGAAGAGGCAGACACGCCTATTTTCGTTGCCGGCGCGAACGCTTATATGTTGACTGAGACTGGCATCGTTGACTTGGCGACGGGCGGATCTATCGACGTTATGGACGATAACGCTACGCCCCAGGATGAAATCACGGAACCTAAGCCCGAGCCCGAAACTGAGCCCGAGGCTGAGCCTGCACCGGAACCGACCGAACCTGAGCAGGCCCCTAAAGCGGCCGGCATTGACGAAGCTATCGAAGAAGCGAAACAGTTCATTCGCTGGGTTCGTAAGTCACCGTCACGACCGTTCTCATTCCGTCACCTGCCCGCAGCGTATGCGGAAACTTTGAACAAGTTCATTGAAGTGCAGGACTTCGACGGCGCTCGCTGGTACGCGGAGCGATACCTTGCATGAACCTAGCAAAACGAATTGACGGCGCGTTACTAAGAACCGCCACGAAAAGCGCAGACAACATTCGTGAAGCTCTGCGTAAAACAGTCGACGCTGAAACGGTAGCTAAAGACTGGATCCACGATTTCGGTGTCGACTATTCAGTGACGCCCGCGCAAGCTCGAGACTGGGCTCGTATCCATGTTCAAACAAACCCTAAAGCTTTGAACCTTGCCTTAGACGATGTGTACGCGACTGGCTGGATTCTCGGCGTGAAGGTTGCCACGGCGCACTACGGTAACGCGCGTATTGAGAAAGCTGCACCGTCTGCTCAAGAAATTGTGGATGCGTTGGCTATCAACTGGGATTCGTGGAAGCCTGGCAACGAACCGGCCGCTGCATTGGTTCGCCCACCTGGGGGACTCGCTAACTTGCTGTCTCGTAAAAAGCCGGTCACGATCAAGGGCGTAAATGATACGACTCTGGATCGTATCGGTACGGTGTTGGCTCGAGGCTTGGCCGGTGTCCCCGAAGAGGGTATCGCTGGCGGTCAAGGCCGCGCGTTTATTGCGAGCGAGATTGAGGACATTCTCGGCGACCCGCAACGTGCATTGACGATTGCTCAGACGGAAATGTCTCGCGCGTTGAACACGGCCACTATGGATTCTTACAACGATTTCGGTGTCGAATGGGTCGAATGGTTGGCTCTTGACACTGGCGACGTTTGCTCTGATAACGCCGACGTAGGCCCTATCCGTATTGGTGACGTGTTCCCTTCTGGCGATACTGAACCGCCCGCGCACCCTAACTGTCGCTGCACGATTGCACCAGCAAACCCGCCCGACATTTCAGGCTCTGACATAATAGATACTATGGACGACGGTATCGAGTTGGCGGTCACGCCCGACCAGGTGAAAGGCGTGCCGGGACCCCTCGAAGTTGCCCGCGCCCTGTCACGTCTGGCTATCCTGCCGAACCCTAACCACCCGGAACTTGAGGACGAAGATAAATACGTCGAGTCGCCTTGGGTAACAGTCACGCCCCCGACCATTGATCCGAACCTGTGGGATGATGCACTCACCGTCGTTGTCGACCTCGAGGATCTCTACGGAACCGACGTATGGCTGAAACGCAAAAACATTCGCAAACATATCGAAGCTATGGGGCAGGCCGTAACTCCGTTCCGTTCATACGCACTAATAGCGGAGGTGGACGGTAAACTAATTATTATTGATGGGCATCACCGGCTTATGGCTACTTGGTTGCTCGGTCAGGATACAGCCGCTGTCTACAAGATTGTGATTAACTAGATGTCTTTGAAGCACACCAACACGCAGGTCACTACCGTTCCTGGCGTTATCGTTCAGATGCCTACAGGTGTTGACCTGACTGCTGTTCAGATTTACAACAACACAGGCGCGGCTATCTACGTTGGAGACACTTCGATCTCTGCGACCGGAGCGAACGTCGGTAATGCTATCGCTAATGGCGCATCGGTTCAGGTGTGGATGCGCGCCGGGGATGCCCTTTACGCGGTGTGTGCGACTAGCCCCGCCGGTTACGTTTCGGCTATCTACTCCGCATAATCACGGCACACGCCCATAGACTTGACTGGACGACCCTGTAAAGGAATTGACTTATGGCTCAGACTCTCGCTCACTCGTATGCTGCTATTGAAAAAGCAGATAAGAACGCTGACGGCACACTGACCGTTTACGGCAAAGCAACCGACGACAGCATCGACATCGACCAGCAAATCTGCGACAACGAATGGCTGAAGCAGGCTATGCCTGAGTGGATGAGTGCCGGCGGTAACGTCCGCGAACAGCACTCGAGCATTGCGGCCGGTGTCGCAACCGATTACGAAGCGAAGAGCGACGGCCACTACATTACGGCTCTAGTCGTTGACCCTGTATCGGTTAAGAAAGTCGAGACGGGTGTCCTCAAAGGATTCAGCATTGGTATTCGTAACCCTCGCGTTATTCGTGACGAGAAGGCTGCGGGCGGTAGGATTGCTGGCGGAACCATTGTTGAGATTAGCCTGGTAGATCGCCCCGCTAATCCGAACGCGAAACTTATGCTCGCTAAGGCGGCGGAAAGCGGTGAACTCATGGCTGTAAAGCAGGGTGTGCCTACACCTAAAGAGGTGTTTGCTAACAAGTCGGATGAGGCAGAGACGCCCGCCGAGGTTATTGCAGAGTCTGGCGAGACGGTCGAAGAGATCGTGGCGGATGCTGCTGAGGTTGTTGCTGAACCTGAAACTGTCGAGGCTCCCGAGGCTGTCGAGGCTGAAGAGCCCGAGGCTGTCGAAGCTGAGGACGTTGCAGAGAAACGCACGTTCAGCGACCAGGAACGACAGGACGCTGCAGAAGCTGGCGAGGCCATGCCCGACGGCTCGTACCCGATCAAGACTGTCGCCGACCTGAAGAACGCTATCCAGTCATTCGGTCGCGCGAAGGACAAGGCCGGCGTGAAGAAGCACATCATTGAACGTGCTCGCGCTCTTGACGCTGTAGACCAGCTCCCTGAAGAGTGGAACGCTGACAAAGCTGTCGACGCTGACATCGTGAAGGGTGACATTGACCTTTACAACGCTGCAGTGGAGGCGCTCGCCGCTCTCATCAAGTCTGAAACTGACGAGATCGTGTCCGAGGGCGACGACGAGAACGAGGACATTCACGCCCTGCTGAAGGCCATGAAGCACTTGCAGAAGTGGCACAAGATTGAGGCCGAAAAGGGCGAAGTGCCTGAGCTCATGTCCGACGACATGGACGACGACGAGCAGGACATCATGGAACTGTCGGCCGACGCTGACACCATGAAAATGTGCGACAAGTGCGACAAGTCAATGGACGACTGCAAGTGTGCAGACAAGTCCGTCACCGTAGATTTCGACGACGCTCAAATCGAGGCCGTTGTCGAGAAAGCCGTATCGAGTGCTAAGACGGCGGTAACAGAGGAACTGGAAACACTTCGTGACGCATTGAAGGCGGCAGAAGCGGAAAAGGTTCAGCTTACTGACGAACTGGCAACGGCTAAAAAGGCTGTAGCGTCCGGCGGTCCCAAGCGGGCTGTTGTTGGCGAGGCAGCACAAAAAACCGTTGTAAACGATCTGTTGGCAAAGGCCGCAGATTACCGTCGCAAGGCCGACGCGACTCTGGACACGACCCTGCGTAAGGGTTACAAAGAGCTCGCCAAGGATCTTGAGGCCAAGGCATCTCGAAAGGATGTGAACTAAATGGCTGAACCTATCAAGGCCACTGAGCTTTTCAGCGAGACTTCTGCAAAGAAGGCTGCAAAGGCTATGGAGGAATACACCGACGAGCTCAACAAGGCTCTGACCTCCGCTACTACCCCCGGTGCTGCACCGGCCGCAACCAGCCAGATTGAGGCTGCTCTTGCAAACAAGTCGCTGTCAGCTGACGCTGCTGCTGCTTTGACCTCGGCTCTCGAGGCACAGCGCACTGCAACTGCAGACATCGCTAAGGACCTGAGCCTTACCAGCCCCCTTTCGTCGTCGTTCGCTCTGTTCGACCTCGAGACCCCTGCAAAGTACCTCGTACCTCGCCCGACCCCTCTGCGTAACAAGCTTGTTCGTAAGAAGGGTGTTGGCACGAGCCACCGCATCAAGCGCATCACCGGTATCACCGGTTCGGGCACTGGCGGACAGGGCGTTATCTGGCCTGGTATCACTGAGTCGACCGCTACTGCTTTCGGCGCTACCTCGTACGAGCGTGGACCGAAGATCAGCTACTCGGCAGACGACGTAATCTTCCCCTACCAGACGTTCTCGGTTTCTGACCAGGTTTCATGGGACGCACAGTTCTCAGGTCAGGGCTTCGAGGACCTTCGTCAGCTGTCGACCACTTCGACCCTTTACTCGGCCATGCTCCTCGAAGAGCGTATGCTCCTCATGGGTCGCGGAACCGGTACTGGACTTTCGGGTGCTCTCGCTGCTCCGTCAACCGTTACCCTCGGCCAGCGTGCCGCTGCTAACGGCGAGGTTGCTCTCTCGGCTACCACTTACTACGTCTACGTCACTTCTGACGCTGGTTCGTTCGGTGAGTCGGTTTCGTCGAGCGTTCAGTCGCTTGCTGTTACCTCGGGTAACGTTCTGACCGTCACGGTCAACAACGTAACCGGTGCTCTCGCTACCAACGTTTACGTTGGCACGACGACCGGAAACGCTAACGCCAAGTACCAGGGACGTTTCACGACCCTTACCGGTGTTGTCAACGGCGCTGGTGGTGTATCGACCAACGATCACATCATCTACAGCACGACCTCGACCCGCACTGCTCCTACCGCTGACACTTCGGCATACGCTACCGGCTACGACGGTATCATCCCGCAGATTACCAGCAACGGTGGCGTTGTCAACGAGATCAACGGCCAGTTCAGCACCGCCAACCCCGGCGTTGAGGCACAGACTGTTTTCGCTTCGCTGTACGACAGCGTGAAGGCAGACCCGGACGAAATCTGGCTGAACGGTTCCGACCGCAAGCAGCTTTCGGACGCTATCAAGAACGGTTCGACGGCCAACTACCGTATCAACCTTCAGCAGACCGACATGGGCGACTACGTTGGTGGCGCAGTTATCGGTGGACTCTACAACGAGGTCACTGGTAAGCTCGTCAACCTTACCGTTCACCCATGGCTGCCGCAGGGTGTTGCTCCGGTTCTGTCCTACACGCTCCCCGTTCCCGACTCGCAGGTTAGCGACGTCTGGGCCGTGGTCAACGTGCAGGACTACGTTGGAGTTTCATGGCCGGTGACGAGCTTCCACTACGACACTTCTGTCTACTGGCGCTCGACCCTGGCTGGATACGCTCCCGCATGGAACGGTGTTCTCACCGGAATTGCTTCCGCGTAACAACCAACAGACAGGCGAGGGTAGTGTCCACACAATGGGCGCTACCCTCGCTCTCTTAGAAAGGCTAAAGAAATGGATCTACGAGCCCCAGACGGTGCGCGTGGCGTGGACGTTGAAACGTCTAAAGGTACACGGAAACTAAACGCTGACAAGTCCGGTAAAATCAAAGTTGAGGACGGAAAGCTCGCACGCAAGTTGCAGGCTGAAGGTTTCACGGTTGCCGGCGTAGCGGTGGGCGGATTCGCTCGAGGCTATCCCTGCGAGTGCGGCTTTAACTCTGTTTTCAAAATATGCGGAAAGTGCGGTAAAGATAATGGCTAGTGTTGTCACTCCTATTACGAGGCAAGTGTCTCGACCGTATCTCACGCTCGACGAGTTCAAGCGGGCTCCCACGGCGCTCGATTATGGCAACTTGGTGCAGGGCGGCAATCAGGCCGCGCAGGATGCCGAGCTTACTTCAGCGATCACTCGCGCCAGCTCATACTTGGATCAATACTGTAACCAGGTTCTTTCTGCCACGTTGGATACGGAACAGCAGCGTACTCGTATTCGCCCGGACGGTACTGTCCGTCTGCACCCTAAATACTTCCCGGTTGTTTCTTTGAACAGTATTTCTGTCGGATACTATCCCGGCCAGTTGCAAGCCATTACGGATTTTTCGGCCGCGTGGGTTGAAGAGCAAGAAATCATCGTCCCTTTGCAGGGTTCGAGCCCGCAATGGTCAAGCCAGGGCGCTCTTGGCCTCGGATTCATGCCTGGGGGACGCGCTGAGACGTTTGTAAACTACTCATACGTCAACGGCTACCCGGTCGCTGTTCTCGCGTCAGCGGTCACTACAGGCGCTACCAGCATTACTGTCGACTCGGGGCTCGGAATTATTGCCGGCCAGACACTCAAGATTTATGACGGCGCGAACACTGAGGACGTTACCGTGTCGGCCAACTACTCTTACGGCTCGAACACTGTCCCGCTGGCTTCTGCTACTTTGTATGCTCACGCTGCAGGTCAGGCTGTTTCGTCATTGCCGGCCGCAGTAAAAGAGGCGTGCATCCTCGTCACGAGCGCCTACTTGAAGATTCGCGGTGACGCTGCTCTCGTCATGGACGTTACGACACGTCCCGGCCAGCAGATCGACGGCGCACAGCGCGTAGGTACAGAGATTGCTCACGCGCAAGAAATCCTGAAACCGTTCCGTAGGGTTCGCTAATGTCGAGGGCGCAAGTTCGTAGCGCGGTAGGTGAATGGATCGCGGGCGCTAACATTCCACACCTGAACCAGATTTTTACTAGCTTCCCTAAGCGCCTAAACTTTCAAGCTAACTCGGTTGCCGGTGAAATGACGCGCGCCGCTGGTGTCGTGTTTATTGTTTCCGAGGATGAGTCGCGTGTCGCTATTGGTGGCGCGAAT